ATCAGCTTAAGCAAAAGCTGGATGAAAGCAACTTAGCGAGTGCTAAGTTATTGTATCAGAACCGTATTCTAGATAGCGACTCCCTGAATGAGCGACAGAAGAATAGAATTGTCGAAGCAATCAAAGGTGCGGGAACCGTTGAAGAAGCCAAAATCATTTTTGAAACTCTTCAAAGTGCAGTGGAGACAACCGGAAAATCCGGTCGTAAGAGAGAATCGCTGGACGAAGTTGTTTATCGTGGATCTTCAGCTTTTATGCCTCTTAAAGAGGATAAGCAAAAGGTATCCGATCCTTTTGTAGCGAGAATGCAAGCTCTCGCAGGACTTAAATAAATTGTTTATGTTAAAACAAAAAGGAGATAAAAAACAATGTCTATTTTAGGTAAACTAACTGAAGGCGTCGTTCACCGTGACATGAAGAAGGAAGGTGCAGCACTACTTAACAAGTGGGAGCAAACCGGTCTTCTTGAGGGTCTTGAAGGCGACGTTACTAAGAACAATATGGCTCGTCTACTTGAGAACCAAGCAAAGCAACTTCTCAAAGAGGCAGCTTCATCTATGGCTAGTGGTGATGTAGAAGGTTTCGCTGCTGTAGCATTCCCAATCGTCCGTCGTGTATTCGGTGGTCTTATTGCAAACGAGCTTGTAAGCGTTCAGCCTATGAGTCTACCATCAGGTCTTATTTTCTTCCTCGACTTCACTTTCGGTGGAACAGAGAATGATAGTGACCGTCTTGGTTTCAACAACGACACTTCACTCTACGGTCAAGGTCGTGTTGGTTCACAGATCACAGGTGGTGCTAACCTTGAAGGAACTGTAGGCACAGCTGCTGGTCAGTTCTACAACTTGGTTAACGGTTACTCTTCACCAACCGGTTCAAACGCAACCCTAAGCATCACAATTGAGGCTTCAGGAACTGTTAACGACGGTGGTGGCGCAGACCTCGGTGCTGGCGATGCAGCTGATGCAGATGCTGTTAGCGCTATGCTCCGTTACGACCCAGACCTCGCTTCTGGTTCAGCTTTCGTTGTATTCAATATCACAACTTCTGACCTAGCACAGTTCAACGAGGACAACCTTGTCGGCATCAACCTAGAGTTGACTGACAACTCAGGTTCAGCTGCCGGTGAAGACGGTGTTGTTCTTCGTCGTCTATATGATTACACAAGCACAGCTAAGACAACCATCCGTGGTGTTCTTGCTGCAACTGGTTCAGAGACTGTTGCAGACCTTGAGAAGAGAGTTTCTGGTGCTACTCACGAAGTTAGCTTCCCAGAGGCTGATGACTTCACCGAGGGTGGCGCTCTTGGTTCTGTTGAGGGTCGTGCTACTTGGGCTCTTGAAAACGAGACAGAGATCCCAGAGATCAACCTCCAAGTTGACTCCGTATCTGTAACAGCTATCACCAAGAAGCTCAAGGCTAAGTGGACTCCAGAATTGGGTCAAGACCTCAACGCATACCACAACCTCGACGCAGAGGTTGAGCTTACTTCAATCCTTTCAGAGCAGATTGCTCTTGAGATTGACCGTGAGATCCTTGAGGATCTAGTAAAGGGTGCAACTGCTGCAACTTATTACTGGTCACGTAGCCCAGGTCTTTTCGTAGACAAGGCTACCGGTGCAGAGGTTGGTGCTGGCGCAGCTGCTCCAGACTTCACCGGCACAGTTTCAGAGTGGTATGAGACACTACTCGAAACCATCAACGACGTATCAGCACAGATCCACCGTAAGACACTACGTGGTGGCGCAAACTTTATTGTTACCTCACCAGAGGTTGCGTCAATCCTCGAAATGACTTCCGGTTTCCGTGCTAACGTAACCGTTGATCAGCCAAAAGGAACTGCTGGTCCACAGCAAGTTGGTTCACTAAACAAGCGTCTTGACGTTCACGTTGATCCATACTTCCCACGTAACCTCGTTCTCGTTGGTCGCCGTGGTGGTTCATTCCTAGAGAGCGGTTATGTATACGCTCCTTACGTGCCACTCCAAGTCACTCCTACCATCTTCGGTATCGAGGACTTCGTTCCACGTAAGGGTGTTATGACCCGCTACGCCAAGAAGATGGTCCGTCCAGATATGTATGGTCTCGTCATCTGCCGTGGTCTTCTAGGTGAGTCAGGCGCTACTTCAGCGTAAGACTTAGTTTAGATAACTAAATTCGACCCCATACTTCTTCTGAGGTATGGGGTTTTTTATTGTCTAACTTACTACTTAATAAAGGAGGCTAAGTTATGAGTTTAAAAAGAAAATGGCTTAAGCAACAAGCAGCGGAAAAAAGAAAAAGAGAAGAAGAGGCAAAGGCAAGAGCAGCCGAGGCTAAAAGAGCAAAGGCAGCAAAACCAGAGCCAAAACCAGAGCCAAAACCAGAGGTTAAGCCTGAGCCTAAAGTAGAAGCAGAGCCTGCAAAAGCAGCCGAAAAAGTAGAAAAGGCTTCTAGCGAGCCTAAAACCAAGCGCTCAACTAAAAAAGCTTCTACATCCAAAAAAACTAAAGCCTACGACTAGTAAGCCGTTTAAGTTGTCTCCTACTAATTATATGGAGGAGAACTAATAAATGGCAACACCCACTCTAACACCAGTATCCCAAACAAGCGCAGTAATATTACCTAGTGCTAGCACACCAGCTGAAGCAGCTGCCGCAGCATTTCCATTTGAAATTTATACTGACGATCAATACTTTTTAACTGGTGCAGCAGATCAGGTAGCTTATACTTATGCCAAATTGGGTGGTGATGTTTTAGATATTGAATTAACCAAAGAACAAGTCTTCTCTGCGTATCAAGAAGCAGTTTTAGAATACTCCTATATATTAAACGTCCACCAAGTAAAGAACTCAATTGGCGATCTTTTAGGTGCCAAAACTGGTTCTTTCGATGAGGAAGGGCAGCTACAAGATACAACCGATCTTGAAGATGTAGCTCTAAAATTCCCTAAATTCAAGTTTGAATATGCTAGAAGAGTGGCACACGGCTATGCAACAGAAGCAGGCTTTGGCGGCGTTACTCCAATCTACTCTGCTTCTTTTAATACAACTGCCAGCGTTCAGGATTATGACTTACAAGATATAATCTCCAACTCTTCTGATTTCACAGGAGTTGTCGGAGATAAGAGAGTCAATATTTCAAAAGTTTATTATAAGACACCAAGTGCTATGTGGAGATTCTATGGATACTACGGTGGTCTAAATACCGTAGGAGACTTGGCGAGCTACGGTCAGTATTCTGACGACAGCACATTTCAATTGGTTCCAGTTTGGCAAAACAAAGCTCAAGCTATGGCTTTTGAAGACGCAATTTACACAAGAAATAGCCACTACAGCTACGAGATTAAAGATAACAAATTAAGAATCTTTCCAGAGACAGTATCCTCTGGTCCAATAAAGATGTGGGTTGAGTTTTTCGTTGATACTGACACTCCTTGGAAAGAGGATACAGATGTTGATAACGGTGTCAACGGAATCAACAATATGAATACAGTTCCATTTGAGAACATTCCTTACCAATCTATTAACTCTATTGGTAAGCAATGGATCAGAAGATTCGCTTTGGCACTAGCAAAAGAGATACTGGGTAACATCAGATCTAAGATTGCAACGATTCCAATTCCAGGCGCACAAACAACACTAAATGGTGCTGCCTTGTTGAGCCAAGCAACAACAGAGCAAAAGGAATTGAGAGAGGAATTGAAGAAAACTCTTGATGAGCTAACTTACGCAAAAGTTGCAGAAGGAGATGGAGTCTTAACAAAGGCTATTAACGAGATACAACAAAAGATACCTATGACGGTATACGTGGGATAACAATAAATGTCTGATGAAAACGAATGGTCGCAACCAACATCTCCCCCACCTCCGCTATTTTTAGGAGAAAAAGAGAGAGATTATGTAAAGCAAGTAAACGATGAGCTATTAGAGAGAGTTATAGGACAAGACATCCTATACTATCCAATAAGCTTAGAGCATACTAATTTTCATCCAATTTACGGTGAATGTATAGACAAAATATACTACCCACCAATAAGAGTCTATGCTTTGGTTACTTGGCAGGGATATGTAACAGAAACAACAAATTTAGGAATTGACAGAAGACCTTCGATAACAATCAACTTTCACAAAAGAAGGTTGACAGAGGATCAGGATCTTTATGTGAGAGAAGGAGACTTTGTTCTCTATGGTGAGACATATTATGAGATTGTTACGTTAAACGAGCCAAGAGCAATATTCGGACAGATAGAACACAAAATGGAAGTAGAAGCGAAATGTATCAAAGCAAGAAAGGGGGTATTTAATGGCTAAAGAAGAATACAGCGATTTAGAGCTTAAGCCCTCTACTTTAGAAAATATTGATACTGCTTTGTATAGATTCTTAGATGAGGCGCTTAATCTTCACGCTAATACAACAGACGGAAACATTAAGGTGCCAGTTATCTTTGCTTCTGCTGAAAGGGCTTTCTTATCAAAGAACTCCGCTGAAGGTCGTGACGATGATGGAACTTTGAAATTACCACTAATCAGCATCGAAAGAACAACGGTTTCAAAAGATCCAAACAAAACAACAGCTTACTATGGACCTACACCTTTCTTCGTTGATCCAATTCACGGAAGTTATATTAAAATAAACAGAAGAATAGTGGAGGATAAAACAAACAACTTCGCAGTAGCGGATAATGTTAAGAACCTAGATGGCGTGAGAAGAACGCCAAACGGACAAGCTTACTATCCAAGTGAAAACAAAAAGATTGTAACGGTCAGCTACTATGTTCCACGTCCAGTATCAATCAACGTAAACTATAATATTGTTATAAAAACAAATTACTTACAACAAATGAATAACCTATTAGCGCCTTTTATTAATATTGGCGACTATGCAAAGATGGTTAAGATATCGAATGAAGGGCACTACTATGAAGCTTTCTTTGAGGGAACATTTGCAACAACTAATACTGTGTCTAATATGACAAACAATGAAAGAACTTATCAAACGAACATAACAGTTGGAGTGATAGGGTATTTGATTGGCGAAGGAGATAATCAAATCAGAGCAAAGGTCATAAAAAGAGAAAATGCAGTAGAAGTAAAAATTCCAAGAGAAAGAGTTATTATAGGAGATGTCCAGCAACTACCCGAGTCTAGTGGCTTTTACAGAGATTAGTAAGTATTTTGAAAAAAACAAAACTAATTATATGTGATATAAACACAATACAAAGGAGAGTTTATACATGTCTTCAAGAAAATTCAAGTTCATTTCCCCAGGGGTATTCATTAACGAAATTGACCGTTCACAACTAGCGGGATTGCCAGCAGCTATTGGACCAGCAATTGTTGGTAGATTTGAAAAAGGTCCAGTTCTAACACCAGTTCAAGTTAACTCATTTGAAGATTTTGTTTTGACTTTTGGTAATCCAATTGCCGGTGGTGCTGCCGGAGACATGTTCAGAGAAGGTAATTACTCTGCTCCAACTTATGGCGCATATGCAGTTCAAGCTTATTTAAGAAATAACTCTCCTGTAACTGTTGTTCGTCTTCTTGGAGATACACACAAGGATGCTGACGGCACAGTTGACTCTCTTGCGGGTTGGAGAACAGAGAATACAGATATTAACGCTCCTTCCGCTCTATCTAGCCAAGGTGGTGCTTACGGTCTTTTCGTAGCAAAGCACGACGCTCTAGAAACTTACACAATCGACTTCAACGAAATATCTGGTTCAGGTGAGTATGAGTTGACAGGAACCTTCAGTGGCTCAAC